ATGCTCACCGTTAAGCAGATTGAAGCAGCAAAGCCGAAAGAAAAACCATATCGCCTTCTCGATGGTAATGGCCTGTACCTTTATGTCCCTGTGTCAGGGAAAAAGGTATGGCAGCTTCGCTACAAGATTGACGGTAAGGAGAAAATCCTGACTGTCGGAAAATATCCGCTTATGACTTTGCAGGAAGCAAGGGATAAGGCATGGACCGCAAGAAAAGACATCTCGGTTGGCATCGATCCGGTAAAGGCGAAAAAGGCTTCGTCTAACAACAATTCCTTTAGCGCCATTTACAAGGAATGGTACGAGCACAAGAAGCAAGTCTGGTCTGTAGGGTATGCGACTGAACTTGCAAAAATGTTTGATGACGACATTTTACCTATCATCGGCGGCCTTGAAATTCAGGATATTGAGCCGATGCAACTGCTGGAAGTAATCCGCAGATTTGAAGATCGCGGTGCAATGGAGCGAGCCAACAAAGCACGAAGAAGATGCGGCGAGGTTTTCCGTTACGCTATTGTCACCGGAAGGGCTAAATATAACCCGGCACCTGACCTTGCTGACGCCATGAAGGGATACCGCAAGAAGAACTTCCCGTTTCTTCCTGCAGACCAGATCCCGGCATTTAACAAAGCACTGGCAACATTTTCAGGAAGTATCGTATCGCTCATTGCGACCAAAGTTTTACGCTACACAGCCCTCAGAACAAAAGAGCTTCGTTCCATGCTATGGAAGAACGTCGATTTTGAAAACAGGATTATCACCATCGACGCCAATGTGATGAAGGGACGCAAGATTCATGTGGTTCCGATGTCGGACCAGGTGGTTGAACTTCTCACTACGCTAAGCTCCATCACTAAACCAGTATCAGAGTTTGTTTTTGCCGGACGCAACGATAAGAAAAAGCCAATCTGCGAGAACGCGGTGCTACTTGTGATCAAACAAATCGGCTATGAAGGTCTGGAAAGCGGTCACGGATTCAGGCATGAATTCAGCACGATTATGAACGAGCACGAATGGCCTGCTGATGCTATTGAAGTGCAACTGGCACATGCCAACGGCGGATCTGTGCGCGGGATTTACAACCATGCACAGTATCTCGATAAGCGCAGAGAAATGATGCAATGGTGGGCGGACTGGATTGATGAAAAGGTGGAGTGATCCGCCTTAACAACTATCGAATATCACAAAGCCTTGTAATCCAGTGCAAAGCTTTGTTTGTCTCAGTTTTGTCTCATCAACCATAGCAAGTCATCGATCGATTGAGACTTGGATGATAGACTTCATGCCTTTGATTATTAGCTGACAAAAGAAATGTTAAAGCTATTTGCAAAGTACACCTCTATTGGTGTGCTGAACACCCTTTTACACTGGGTGTTTTTTGGTGTTTGTATCCATGCAGCGCATACAAATCAAGCTATGGCGAACTTCGCAGGTTTCGTTGTGGCTATGAGTTTTAGCTTCTTCGCGAATGCAAAATTCACATTCAAAGCATCGACTTATTGATCATTTGATAGCATATCCTCTACAGCATTATACGACATAAAATATAATGGAACTGTATTTGTAATTGATTTTAGTAAGAAATGCGAGTGAGAAAATAAACCTAGTGATAATAATTAACACTAGGTTTATTATATTTATCAATTCGATAGAGTAACTGAAAGATGAGAGCCAGCTATAACAGTTAATGTATTCCCAGCCCTGTTATCTATGGTAAAAGCTCCATTAATGAAATCAGTAGAAACTGAGGCAACTACATTTAAAGTAACACTTCCATTAACATCAGGAAGAGTGAATTGCATAATATTGCTGCCATTTGGAAGTATAGTACCACTTGGCGCAGTAATTCCTATTACTTGCGTCGTGCTTCCAGCACCACCAAGGTAAGAAATGTTTATATTTATTGAAATTCTACTACCTTTAGCGATTGTCATCTGCAACTGATTTATATTTGAACCTATTGCTACTATCTTGTTAGAAGATACAAAATCATTTTTTATTGAAAAAACAGGTGTAGCAACACCGATGACTGGTACGTTTGAAAGCTTAACAGGCCTTGGAAGTGATAAAGCCTCCCCTGCTCCTGAGTATGAAAAGTCTGATATTGAACAATTACCACCATCGGTGCCAGAAAACAATATTCCAGAGGTGTGTGAAGAGTCTGTGCTTATATCAGAAAAATGAATATTTGAAGAACCATTACCAACAGTTGCTACAACGTGTCCTGTATTAGTTGTAAACTTCATACCAATAACATCAACTCCAGATATATTATTGCCAATGGCAAAACACACCCCACCTCCCCCCTTGCAGTAGGTTATCTCACCGCTAAATTTTGCATGACACAATCTCTCGATAGTGGCGTTGTTAAACTTAACCCTACCTCCTATGACTGTATTAACATTAATTTCTCTACAATGAGTTGTATTTCCCTCTCCAAAATACATAGCAAATCCAGTATTTGAGTTATTTCCTATGAATCCACCATTGACAGTTAACACATATATATCAGAGACATCAAATGTTCTTTCGAAATTATCTATTGTGCAATCGGTAAAATGCCAACCCTCATTATAATAAGGGCCACCGGTTGCAGTACTATAAATGCCAATTCCAACAGTATCAGTAGCCGATGTCGCCCCAAATACAATGCTCTTATTACAAGCCAACTCTACTGTTTTCCCTGATGAAACAATCCCATTTACGGTATAAAACATGCAGGAATCAATAAATATTTGACGAACTGCTTTTTTTAACAAAAGCGCATATGTAATCATTGAAGATGATACATGAACACCGTAAAGTCTTATCTGTTTAATATAGTCTTCATTGCTAGGTGTGTCGCTATCACCTTCAGCCTCTAAGAATGCACTTGCCGTTCCTGTAACAATGCAGCTGCCGCCCCAAATTGTTAATCCGATATTTTTACCATTATACTTAAATATAGGAGAACTACCTGTAGAAGCTGTTAACTTTGATCCGCCAAGATAAATAACCCTGCCATCAGGTATATTTATTGTTCTTTCAATAAGGTAGTCGGTAGGTTCCATATATACAATTTCACAATCATCAATTGCCATCTGAATAGCCTCGGTTATGTCTGAGGACTGTGAAATATACATTTCTGGTGTTACATACTTTATTGAATATTTAATTGCATTCTCAATTGTACCATATTTATCTATACCTATTAATGATGCTCCTGATGTGCTTGAAAGTCTTTGCTCCAGCTGATCAGGGTCATACTTCAGCACATTAGGAAAATAGAACTGCTGCGCACCATATGCATCATAAACAGCCATAGAATGGCCTTGCACGGTAACGAATTTGGCAATCTGTCCGTTATATACTGGATACCCAGCGGCATTGATGACGATTGGCTGTGCAACAGGAACGTGAGAACCATCTTCGTTCTCTACATAAACCTGAATTTGGTTTTCAGGATTTACCGGGTCAGTGTCAATTTTACCGATATAAATTTTTCCATTGGCTACGGCTTTAAAAGAACGCGCCATAGTGAAGAGTTGCGAAGGCATGCTCACTACAACATTGGCTGTAATGTCTGTCATTTAATTTGCTCCAGATACAAGGAATCGCCGCAGCATGGCTACGGTGAATTTTGGGCATAAAAAAACCCAGCCGAAGCTGGGTCGTTGAGTTGGTTATCTGTCAGTAGTTATGTACTGAAGGAGGTAATTCTTTATTCTTAAGTCTCATCCATGCGGAAAGATTCGTTGGTCCGTCTGGCTCATTAATATCAACATCTCGTGTATGGTTGATTAAAACATCTCTCGCCATTCCGATAACATACGAGAACTCATGACCGTAGTCGTAGCATCTGCCGGAATAGTTCGATTGAATTTGTTTTAATGCCGGATACAGTTCACGGAATAATGCCTGTGAACGGTTGGCATAATCCCATAGCCATACAAGGCTGTTTGCTTCTTTTGCAGAAAGCTCGTTTGCTTTCTTCTCTTGTTTGCCGATAAACTCGCCTTCAAGCACTACCCTGTGGATGTACTATACGGCCAGCGGGATTTGTTCAATTGAAAGTTCATCAATGCTGTCAATACCAAAACGCTGATGAACCATATTGTATGCATCGTCATAGCGAAGTCCTTTCTTTCCTACCAGCATGTTTACTGCATCGCGTAGCGGCGTTCTTTCCTCAACAGTGGTTTTCTTGCCTTTCACATACTCGCCATGTTTGCGAATTGAAGGTAGAACTTCTGCTGTTACCCACTTGCGGAATTTGTGCGGGACCGAACCTTTATTGACAGCATCGCGGCAGCGCAGAACCAATGTATACATACCTGATTCGCTAACAATGCTTAGATTCTGCTCACCACCAAGGGTGTAACTTAAAGTTACTCCCTTTTCATCGTCATCAAGTGCAGTAATCGCCTTGCGTGAGTTAGTCAGGGTTAAAGCATCACAAACATCTTTTGCTACAAACCACGGCTCACCGCATTTGTTGATGACGCGGATTTCACTGTCGCCGAATTTGAAGATGGTGAAATCGTTTTGTGCCTTTGCTATACTTTTCATGTCAATATTTCCTAATCCGATTTGTTGATACCGAAGCCCTGACTGTTCCCGCAGTTGGGGCTTCAACTTTACGCGCCAATGCGCCCTTCCTTCTTAAAGCTTTCCATTACTCTCTGATAAATCTCAGAGTTAACAGACCGACCATTCTCTTCCGCCACCTTGCGTACCAAATCCAATACTTCTTTAGGCCACCGCAAATTGAACTGCGGCATCTTGCTCATTCCTTTCATATTCACCTCACAATATAGGTCCACCGTGGACCTATTGAGAATATAGTAGAGTGCTTCTATCATGTCAATACACTAACTTGGAGTGATGGCATGGCTAGAGATGATCCGCACTTTAACTTCCGCATGCCTTTGGAAGTAAGAGAAAAATTAAAATACAGAGCAGAGTCAAATGGTAGATCAATGAACTCAGAATTGTTGCAAATCGTCCAAGATGCTCTATCGAGACCATCTCCTGTAAAAGGTTATCGCAATGAAGCTGAACGATTAGCCGAGATGCAGGCTGAACAGTTCAAGTCTGTGGTATTTGAGACACTTAAAAACATGTATGGCAAGGATGCAAAATGATCGATTACAACCCAGCAAAAAAAGAAATCATCGCAGCTAAAAAGTGCCTAGAGCAGATGAAATCATCTACAAACCATGATGATTTTGAAATGCACTGGCGAGAATGTCTTGGGCATATAGAAAAGTCTTTCAGTAAGTTGCTCTGTGCAACAAAGCCGGTTAGTGGAAAATTTAGCAGCCACTTCAACCAAAAGTTCATGCTTAGAAAAACAGACAAAACACTTGCTTACCTTCACCAAGCAAGAAATGCTGATCATCATTCCACTATGGAAATCTCAAAACTTGAACCTCCTTATACTACTCTTGGGGCATTTCCGGGAGCAAGAAGCCATTATATTAAAGAGTTAATCATTGATTCAACAGGGAAAATAGCAAAATACGAAGGCGACCCTATGATAGTTGAGTTTCATCCAGCAACAACTATGCCTATAACCGTAAGAAACCAAGGCAAAGATTATCCACCTCCAACAGAACATCTTGGCGAAAAGCTTGTTGATATACATCCATCTGTTCTTGCCTATCTCGGTATACAATTTTATGAAAAATGGATAGATGAGTCGCGTGCAATGTTTAGATAGTTATTTTTGATAATTTCAAGTATTTCCTCTTGACTTTGATTTACCCAAACGTGATCACACTCATGAAACCAGATTATGCTTCCTGTTTCGCCTTGTGCAATATAGGTGATCATGTTTTCATTAACAATTATTACTGAGTTATCATGTGCGCAATTTAGTTTTATCAATTCGCATATCCTATCGTGACAAAGTAACTAGAAAAACTAAAGAGGTTGGTGTGTCTGATTCTATGAGTTACGCTGTGCTAGTTGCCGCAACTCTATTTATGGGGATAGGGTTGCAGATTGCGTGGTTCTTTTTTTCTAGTTTTATTAAACGCAAAAGAATTGAATCAAGGATATCTGAGATTTCTATTGCTATAGGGAAAAATGCTGAAAATCCAGAGAATGAGGCCTGCGCACTGAATTACCTTAAAGAAAAGTTTTCCCCTGAAAAATTTGAAAATAGAATTACTGATGCTCTTGGATTGGTAATATCAGTAATTCATATGCCACTAAGTTTGCTGATAACAGTGTGGTACTTCGCCATGATCGCCGGAAGAATATTTGGTTTCATGAATATAGAGCCTGTAGTTCTTTGGGTTCCAATGATACTGCAACTGTTGTTAAGCGTTGCTATCTTTATTTTTTCTGTTTTTATAAAAATTGTCTTTGGAAGATACCCCGGAGAAGCTAAGGGATTTAATAAAGAATTCATAAAAACTATAAAATAAATGCCGTCCTTGGCTTACAGTGCTACTGCCGGGTCGCTTCGTTAGCTAAGAGCGGGCGCACGGCAGTAGCAGCCTGATTTAGCGCTCTTTCATAAGCTGGCGTTCCAGCTTTAGTGTTTGCCAGACGTAAGAGCGCATTCCTTGCTGCTTTGGACTCATACAAACGCATCATTGCACCAAAACCAGCCTCAAGCCCCATTGATACTCCAAGAGTCGCAGTTGCGCCAATCGTCCTTATCCTGTTGGCTTGTGATTGCCCCGTCTGAGTTACTACATTTGCGGTGTCTGACCTTGCTGTTTGCTGTAGAACTTCATGAAGAGCATCAAGCTCTTTCATGTGCTTTCCAGAAAAAATAGTGTTGTAAATTTCACCGCCTGACTGAGATTTCAGCTTATTAACTTCAGTGATGAACTTGGCTGGAGAGTCACCGGCCTTTTCCGCTATTTTGCTGACGTAAGCTGCACGCATAGCATCTTTCCCTTTATCATCCAGTGCGCTCCAGATTCGTTTCACGTCAGATGGTTTTCTGCTTAATACAACGGTATTTATAAGTTCAGGACTGGCTTCACTGCTTGCCTTGTTGAGTTTGTTAGCAATGTTTTTATTAAGCACCTTATTATAAACGTTTGCATAATCGGAATTTGCTTTAAGGTATTTTGCTGCGTCTGACGCACCAAGGTTTTTTGCAACTGCGTTACGAAGGTCTTTTGACATTGCATTCTCTACCATATTGGTAGCTGCTTTTGCCTGGTTGGGGAAGACCATAGCATCTCCCTGAACATTAGATCTAAATGCTGTTCTGTGCTGACGCAAGAGATCAAACGTAACATCCAAATCAGTTGCAGGGTTAGCTAATTCTTCACGTAGGTTACGCAAGGATGTAAGCAGGCTTTGATTGGCTGAAGTCCCAAGTCGTTCCTGTCTTGCGATCGCTGCATTCAGAGCATTCATGGTATTTGTGGTATCAACTGCGGCATTACCCATTTTATTGGTGACGTCATTGATAACAGCGCCAGCAGCATCCTTCCGCCCCCTTAACGTGATGGTCAGAGATTTCACCACATCATCCGGGTTGTACTCACCAAAACGGTCAAAATAATTACTTACCAACTTACTACGCGTTGCATATTGCTCCGCTCGCTTTGAGCCTGTCCCGAGCAAAGCCCCCTCGGCATCCTGAGTAAGGCCGCGAGTGAAAGCATTTTTCGGCGGGATAACATCAGATGTCATTGGTGTCACGCCCATCGATTCTGATGTGGCAATTTTCTTCGCCACTTCTGGCGCAATATCACCTTTTATAGCCGTTATTCCACGCCCTATTCCCTTTGCTGCTGCGGAAAGAACACCCTGAGCGGCAAGGTTAACTCCGGCATTTTTAGCTGCGTTTTGTGCGAAATCGCCTTTCTGATTTGCGGCCTCTGCCAGTGATCCAATAGCCATGCTTCCTGCCGTTCCAACTCCTGGAACTAAATACCCACCAATTGTTTCTCCAGCTTGAGCGTAGGGGTCTGTCGGTCTGTCTACTGGACGATAAACATCATCCAAAACCTTGGGGCCACCAAGCCCCTGACTGATTGCATTAATCAGACTTGCGCCACCCTGCAATACGTCAAATGGTATGTTTACCAGACCACGACCAGCCTGTTCTGCAATTTGCCCTGCACTTTGACCACCAGTGAGCCAATCGCCAGCTTGTTGCATCAATGATGGTTCTTCACGTGCTGGTTCATTATTGGCCTGATTAACTGTTTGTTGCTGAACAGCCTGACCAGCAAAATACTCATCAATGGCGGTGCCAATATCTTCCGTGCTCGTACCATCAGGGAAGGTAAATGTCTTACCGTTTGCAGTTACTTTCATCATTCCACCGTAAATTGAATGCCTGATTTTGAGGTATATGATCCGGATTGACTCTGCTGCTGTTGGGTATTTGTCGGTTGTTGGCTATTGCTCTGTTGTTGACTATTTGCAGCACTTGAAACCACCAAAGCATCATAAACGCGACCAGACTGACCACGTAATGAGTTATATTGGCCCTGCATTTTTCGCATTTTTGTTTCAGTAGCAGCCTTGGAATCACCGGGCTGAGGCAGGTACATTTTGGAATACTCCTGCATCTCTGGCAGAGTAATTGCTGCACCTGTTTCTGGGCGCAAAATTGCATACAAGGCGTCTCTCGCATTTACCATATATTGCTGCTCCGCTGGTGATAGGCTTAAATTTGCAATAGTCCCATCACCAAGAGAGCGATTTATTAATGCAACTCGCTTAGGGTCAATGCTTTTACTAAGCTGATTCATTGAGTCCATTGAATCTTTTAATCGCAAAGCAAATCCTGCCGCCTTCTTGGAACCCTCATTAGCCTTATCTATGATGCTTTGCGCTTGTGGCAAGCTAATTGGTTTAATGCCATCACCAGATATAGGTTGGTTTAGTTTTCCTGCTTCCTCGCTGCCATCGGTGTAATACTTAGTTACCGAGCCATCAGGATTGGTTTCAACCTTAAGTAATTTCTTAGCATTGGGATTAATTCCCGCCGCTGCCGCAAATGCCGCTGCACCATCTGGATCCGCCTTTAACATTTGCGCGTACTGATTGTAATTCTGCATTGCGGCTGTTGGTGCATATGCTGACGTTAACGCATTTGCTCGGCTAATATCCTGCCCTCTCGCCTGAAGTGCCTCTCCTGCCTGATTGCTGCGGATTGTCTCTGCCAGTCTGCCTCGGTCAATCTCACGACCAACGATTCTGTCTTGTGCCTGAAAATATTGTTCTGGACCAAGTGCAGCCATTCCAAGGTGATCAACAAACTCTGTGAAACCTTGTGGATTTTGCTGATACATTTTAGCCACATCCAGAGGGTCTACTCCGGCACGAGTAAGCTCAGATGAGTTGTTCTGCAACCATGACATCATGGCTTCTGGGGATGAAGCTGCGAGTCTGGCACTTGCTGCCAGTGTGCCGACAGTGGAACGCTGGTCTTCATCGACAAATTTCATGCCGTTTCTTACAGCGTCAAACTGCTCAGGATACTGTGATGCCAGTTTTCGCATTGCATCGCGGTCACCAGATGTATATGCATCAGCATAAGCCTGCTGAAACTCTTGCTGCCGCTTCTGCTGATCCATCTGCTTATACATATCCATGACAGATGAAATGCCCTGCAAAGCCTGCAAGCCAACGTTATTACGTCCTGAACGCTCCATCTCGTTATTTTGTCGAATGTATGCAAGCGTAGCGTCTGCATCACTTGCTCTTGGAGCGTTGGAGTTCATGCCGCCTAACCCGGCAAGAAGCGCGCCTGAATTACCAGCCTGTTGCCATGTAGCCAAGAGACACCTCCATTAAAAAAGTGAACCAAGAAGACCGACGCCAGCACCAATTGCTGTACCCCAACCAGGCATGATTGCAGTACCTGCAGCTGCACCTGCTGCCGCTCCACCCAAGGCGCTCTGAAATCCTGATGGTTTATTCGCATTAGCCGCAGATGCTGCCGCCTGCTGTTGATACAGTTGGCTGACGTTGTTAGCGTAGTTCTGTCCGGCGTTTGCCTGACCTGTAAGAGCACCAAGGCCGATATTTGCCAGATTGTTGTAGTTGTTCATCTGACCTGACAGCCAGTTTTGACCGAGTGTAGGTGCGATTGCAGCTAACTGGTTTCCTGTTGCTGTAGAGCCTAATCCACCCGTTGCCTCTGCTGCTGCCAGACTCTGGTAACGCGCCTGCCCTGCAAGGTCTTTATACTGCTGAGAGTTGTAATACTGGTTAAGCGCCTGACCTTGCCCCTGAAGAGAGGAAAGATTCTGCAGCTGTGATACGTACTGCTGAGCGAGTGGCGTGAACGGTGCAAGGTTTTGCATGTTCGTCTGCCACATTTCACGCTGCAGTTCGATGCCCTTTTCAGTTGCGCGGGCCTGCTCTTTTGCTCCGCTATCACTGCCGCCTTTGCAGTACACAGCTTTGCTGAGGTGCTTATTGGCAATCTGGAAAATTAACATTCTTTAGCTCCTCGTATTTTGAGCGCGGTAACTGATAAATCGTGATGCCTACAGGCTTTCCATTGCTGGTATAAGCATCATCAAGGTGACCAACACGGGTAGCGCCAAGCAAACGGATAATTGCCCGTCCGTATTTGGTGGTGTCAGGAACCATGGTGATGCTGTTAAGGAATGGTGAGTTTTCGAGAAGCCATTTGCAGAATAATCGATGCCCTTGCAGTGCATATTCTCCACGGAATCCGGGGTCATACACCGCATGGCATTCAACAACGCTATGCCAGAAGTTACGCACTTCATGAACTCCAGCCAGCACTAATCCTTCGTAGATGCCGAGATATACCGCATCAGGCTTGATGTAGTATTTATCTCCACTGTCTACGATATTTCCCGTGTTTGCCGGGTTGTTGAGGAATTCCGCAAGCTTCACCGGATTATCGATGAGCTTTATTTCCATCACTGCTCCGCAATGATTTTGATGGTTGTGGCAGTAAACGCCGCACCATTTGACTGAATGGTTAACGTACTGCCATTTGTGGCAAGAAAGCCGTCTTTATCCACGCTGAAGAACGTAGCTAACAGAATGTTATCGGTTGTTGTCGCCGAGTTGCGACTGCTTACCAGTGTGTCAGGAACAGAGCCGGAAAAGGTTAGCTGCATTGACCTGTTGGCGGTTCCGCTGGGCCACGTCCCGACGATCGACAGCTTGAAGAACAAGGTTTTGTTCTCGTTGAACACAACCATCTTGTTGTTAACGGTGTCGAAGAATGGTGCCAACGTGCCGGATGACGGCATGAGCGTTTTCAGTAGGCTAACAAGGTTGGTCGGCGCTGTCGGGATGGTTACAGATACGCCAGAGTAAACAACCTCTGACTTCTTGCGAGTAGTGGCATACTCCAGAGCATCGATGCGCGATTCATGGTCTGAAACCTGCGACTCCAGCGACTGAACTCTGGTATCAAGCGACGCAATATCGCTTTCATTCTGAGCGATTCGCGTTTCATGTTCCTGAAGAGTTGATTCTGCCTGGCTGATTCTCTCCTCATGATTAACAAGCGTTGCTTCCGCAGCAGAAATTCGCTGCTCATGGTCAGCGAGAATCACATCCTGCTCATCGTTCCTGACTTGTGCGTCATAAGCGCCCTGTCCGGCTTCGTTGGCCTTGTTAGCCACGTTACCAACATCAGTGCCCTGTGCGATAACATAAAGCAGATACGACTGCGAGAAGATATTGCGTGGAAGAACTGATGTGTCGAGCCGCGTAGCCTGGATGATTACTGGCTCATTGAGATTCGAATCAGCCATTACTCAATCCTTATCTGAGCGCCAGACAGAGTGACAGGTGACTTAGTGATAACGCGCAATTTGAAACCAATGTTTTTCCTGATGCGCCCTACTCGTTTCCACAAAACGCGTTTGTCGTAAACGAACGGTTCATTCTGCTCAATCATCTGCTCACGCCCATAATTTATGCCGTCAGTGGTTGCAGAGAGGAACAGGCGGTCGGCGTACTGAGCTACGCCAGTGGATGATTCCACCTCCAGATCGAAGCATCTGGCGTTATCCGCTTTGAACAGTGGAGTAAACAGCAGGTGTTCCTGTTGAAGCCCATACTGACTGCTGATATCGAACTGCAATTTCCCGGTCACCGATTCCAGCTTATCGCCGCACGTTATCTGATTTCCTTCGTAAATGAAGTCGATAGCGCGGTACACATCGTCATACAAGCCTGTTTTCAGCACACACCATTGCGGACCATTGGCGCTTGAAGATGCGTCGTAAACAAGAACATGGCGCGGCAGGTGAATAATCAGCAACTCATGAGCATCAAACCGCAACGATTCCATCACGCCATCAGCCAGTTCATCAGCAGTGTAGGAGCGTAGTATTTTCTCAATGCTCGCGCTGGCGATTGGTGATACCTGACCAGAGCCGATGATATACACAGACGGCGCACCTGTTGCAGGGTTGCTGATGAACGCATAAGAATCAGCAAATGGTGTTTTGCAGTAAGTCCCGGCGATGCCTTTTTGCACCATCAGTGATGGCTGTGCGACATACAAAGCAGCACCAACGGTGGTTGCGCCAGTCAGGGAGAAATATTCAATCGTCGATGAACCAAAGCAGACGATGAAGTCTCGCCATGTTCCGATTCCGATGATGCCGTCAGGCTGAGACTCAGCACGATATTGTGCGCTGTAACGGTCAGGATGTGATTCGTCTTCAAGGTCAGTGATGAACCATGAATCAGTACCATCTTTTGACCACGCATAACGCCCACGTAAGCGAGTAATGTCGCGAACTGAACCTAACTCATACTGCGTGAATCCACTGTCTGTAGGCCAGTTTGAGACGGTTTTAACCGTGCCATCATAACGATACTCGACCAGTTGACCATTAACGCCTACAGCCTGTGATGTTCGACCATGCGCCATTGATACGCGACCACTTCCGGCGACATCACCGACTTCACTTTCTCCTTTGTAGAGCTTCCCACCACACACACGATAAACAGCATTCTGCGCCATGTTGTACTCGACGCCGCGCGATACACCGTTCACATCAGAGCGTTTGGCAATGCCCGGGAATGAGCGAAGATATCCGCTGCTGTTCAGGATTTCTTTGGGTGTAGCCAGCATATTCACTGGCAGATAGTCGATATAGTCGGCATTTCGGAAGTCTTTGCCGACACCTTTCATGAGCGGAAGTTGCTGAATCGGCATTTATTCACCTCACGTACTCGGATCATCTTTCTCGATGTAAAACCGATTCCACGTAAACGCGCTTTTGTTACCACTACCGCGAGGCATGTCATTTCGCCGCTCAAGTGGTGGTATTTTGGTTAAAGCGATGCAGATTGTCTGATATGCACTGTCAGCAGCGGTAAGGAGAGCGTCTGACGGCTGAATGACGTTATCCATGCACACTTGCACAGCGAGCTTCAAAGCGACGCCATCATTTGCCCATGCAGGGATACCTGAATCATCGTCAGGTAACGGCATGATGCCGTTTTCTGTATCCGCAAACTGATATCCAAGCTCGATACCTTTCGCCTGCCATGCTGCCATCATGTCTTCGAGGTCATTAATGGCATCTTCAATTGCCTGAGGGTCGGCATCTGTCAACGTGGCATTGGAATACAGCCCGGCTTTTCGTAAAGCCTTAAGAACGAGATCACCCTTCGTTTTCGCCATCTTCTTCCGCCTTAGCCACTTTTTGCTTCGTTGCGGTTTCTTCAGGAGTTTTTACCCAGCCTTTTTTCAGGTGAGATTTAACTTCTTCGTCATCAACAATGATGTAATCGACAGCAAACTGACCACAGGTGATCATGTTGCCCGGCTTATAGAGCATTGTTCGTGCCATTGTCTTCTCCCAATAAAAATGGGGCCGAAGCCCCACCAAAATTACTGCCCGGCAATAACGATGCCCGTATATTCAGGAACAAGTACAGAGCAACCGTACAGGGTGGTGAAACGCGCAGTGGTTACACCTTTGATGTGGTCGAAGGCGTAAGACATGATCAGCGTAGCGCCCTGCTCGGTGGTTGCTGTCATTACTTGTGGACCCTGACCAGTTGGGAACGCCAGCTTGCCGTACATCAGTTCAACAGAACCATCAGCCCAGAACAGGTTAGCCGGTGCGGCATTTTTGTTGAGAATGGTGATTGCTGCGCTACTTGCCGCATTAGCATCAACGTTTGCATATGGTCGGCTGGCGACATCCGCGTTGTCAGGCGGCAGAATTTTCGGGGAGATAGTTACTGTCGTTCCGCTTACTGCCAGAACGCGGAATACCTGCGGCTGCCCGGTGGTATCTTTGGTGATCTGGTGTACAGAATTCACCCCTGCGATGGTAAACGCATCGCCAACCTGCAAACCTTCAGCAGATACCGTAATGGTCCCCTGCCGGTTATCCACTGGCATATCGTTAGCATCTTTCGCTTCAACCTTGTGCGCAGGTGCTGCTGCCAGCGTAATGGAAGTTGCTGTACCCTTCGGAACACGACCAGAAATATCGGTCTTGTAGCTATCGAAGGACGCAACCGGAGGGATTTGCGCTTTTTCGTATGCTGTCAGGGTTGCGCCCTGAGCATAGGCACGGTGACCAAGCTCGCCAGCAAGGTCTTTGTAGTTGAAGGGGTTCCAGAAAGAGCGACGGTTGATACCCTGAGGTACACCAATCGCCGTCATGGTGGCATCAATACCTGCCGCACAGTTCCACAAATCACGGCCCTGTGACCCTGTGGTTGAGTCAGCCATCGTGATCACGTTAGTAGCACGCTGCGTAACCATGGAAATCAGGTCAGAGTCAATCTGTGCAGCAAGGCGCATACCTGCGGCGCGACCAGCTTCAGTTTTATGTTCCGGGTCACGCATTTCACGCGCATCCAGAGTGTACAGAATGTTTTTCGGCTCCTTGAACACAGAAGGAACAAGGCGCTGAACCAGTGCTGTTGGCGTTTTGCCGCTGAGGTCTAGGCCTTCCTCAATGTTCATGTGGTAATGCTGCGGACGATACAGAACATCACCTGCTCGCTGCATTGCTGTATCACCGGGACGGAATTTTTTAGCGTTACGGGAAACTACGCAGGCGGCCTCAAAGCCTTCAACGTAGTTTTCGAACATGATTTCAAGGTCTTTTGCTAATTGGTTAGCCATGCTTAATGCTCCGATAGGTTATTTTTTTGCCTTTTTAGCGGCGAAATACGGCGTCCAGTCACCAGTTTCCAGCGCCTTGGCTTTCAGTTTGTCGAGGTTGTTGATTACTGCGCCGTTGCTCCCCTTAACTGTCGGGGTTGTGGCTGCCGTGGTTTTTGCTTTTGGCATGATTCTGGCCTTCGATTCGATACGTTCCAGCAGACGACCAATTGCTACGGGGTTGGTAGCTTCTGCCAGTTGCTTGCGCAGTTCAGCGTTGCGACCGAGTGCCAGAACAACGATTTCCGGCTTCTCTGACTCAAACAAGATCGCGTTTTGTGTCTCGATGGGGATTTCCTCGAGTACGGCCTGCTCAGCTTCCTGATAGCCAGGAACTTTGAGAGCCTTAACACGTTGCTGATATTTGGATAATCGCTCTTGATAAGCAGCCTGAAGCTCCTGCTCCTTCTGCTTGCGAGCCATCTCCTGTTGCTGGTACTTTCCGTTATCCTCTGCCCACTTAGCCATGCGTTGCTGATAGATTTCTTCATCGAAACCGATGTCCTCATCATCCAGTTTTGGCATTCGCGGTGGTTGAGTGATTACCGGCTGCTGCTCGACGGGTTTCTGAGACTGACGCATCAGCTCTTTCAGCTCGCGGTCTTTCTCTTTAATCGTCTTGCGCAGGTGTTTTACCAGTCCATGCTCTGCGCTATCTTCGCTGGTTGGCGAATCCAGCTTTTCGTCACCAAAGTAGAATTCCTGTTCTGATTCGTCGTCATCAGTTTCAGTAGCTTCCTCTGCATCATTGCCAGAGGACTCACCGCCATCTTCTGTTTCGACTTCTTCAGCCAGTTCGACATCATCAGGAATCTGCTCTGACGCGTCGGTTTCGATTTCAACTTCTGGTGTGTTTTCTGCCATCTGGTCCATTTGTTACCCCTGTTTACTCGATGTTCAGCCCATCGGAAGGCAATAGGGTGCCAGGCCTCATAAAGACAGCCATTGCACGTTATGGGTTAATTACTGCTGTGGTTGTTGCTGAGTTGATTTTTGCAGGATGCTGCTGATGTCCATGCGCTGCGCATGGCCCTGTGCCTGACTTTTCAGGACAAGCTCTGCATCAGCACGGGCATTGTCTCCTTGCTGTTGCTGGAACTGTCCGAGCAGTTTCAGAGCCTCGCGGATATCAGATTTCTGCTGGCTATCGGCAGATGCGAGGATTTTCACAACATTTGCCGCTGCAACCTGAGCATCAGTCTGTGCCTGGAATGCTTTAACCTGAATGGCTGCCTGTTCGTTCTGCGCTTTCTGCAATTCAGCCTGACCAGCAAGAAGCTGACCTTGCGCAGCAACCATAGCAGGATCTGGCTGACTGGCCTGTTGTTGTTTCGCCTGCTCAACCATCTGCTGTTCTTCTGGCGTTCTCGGCTTGATAACTCCAGACAGAAGCAACTGATTGCGGTTGTATTCTTTAAGGTCGTCCATCCCTTCGCCGTCCATATTGTCGAGAATCATCGACGATACAAGGTCGTGCTTCGGCGTTCCTGGTGGGATAAGTGCCAGCATGGAAAGTAACGACTTAACCGTTGCATCACGGCGAGTAGCGAACGACTGGCCGACATCGACAGTCACTTCATAGTTACCCTGCGAAAGGTCGTTAAGCGCGATAACCTGCCCTGTCTGACGGTCAACCACTTCACCAGTCATCAGCGCCACGTCATCGCTGCCATCCTCATTAACGATGCGCATTGGCGTATCGCTGCCATAGACTTCACGAGCCATAGAAAGCCACACGACGCCAGCACGGCGCATGGATTTAGCCATGTTGTCCATGTAGATATAGGACTGCGTGTCCATCCGGTTAAAGATGCTATCAACGGTATCGGTAGCGACGTTGCTCGGCATGTTCTCAAGCTGCGACGCACCTGTAATTTGCTGAATAGCCGTCCCGGTGTACTGCAATAGCCCGGCAAGAGCAGGAGGCATTTGTGTCGGAGGTGTCCAGCCAGCAACCTGAGCCTCTGAAATGACCGTTCCGTTTTTGTCCTTCTTGCTGGTCATGGGAAGAACTGCAGGTCTTTTCTTATTCCTCTCTGCCCAGTGATTCATTAATGGACCGGGAATGAAATCAACATCCACGATAGGAATGCCATCACCGCCAGCCTGAGTAGCGTTATCTGCAATCATGGAAACCATCAGGTTCTCAAGACGCTGTGCATCCATCGCTTTTGCTGCGTGGCCTTCGATTCGCTCCTGATTATCAACAAATGAACGACGCCCATATACCGGGATGAGAGGAATATGTTCGCCCGGAATACGCTTAGGTTCTTCCAGCCATTCAGCGCCAGACAGAAGACCGCAATAAACTCGGCGTTTCTTCACCGTTCGCTCGCCAATCAGTTCGAATGCACCATCGGTCAGCTCGTCGACAATATCTTTGATTTGCTCTTCATCATAGATTGCCGTTTCTCCGCTGACAGGGTTACGCCATGCTGCGAGCTTCACCTTCTCTATGCGGACTTCGTAGTAACGTCCAACATAGATAGCGTCAGGCGTTGACCAGTCATACTGAGTACCAGTGTCATCACGAGAAAGACTTGCCGCGATGGAATCAGGGTATTCAGCCTCGAACGCTTTAGGCGTCATGGAGAACATTTCCATAGCCCACATAGCATCAGAGCGGTCATATTGCTTGCTGTCCTGATCGAAGAATACGCATGTCGCTGGGTCGTAAACAGGAAGAAGGCTGATGCGGCGCTGCTCGTTACTCGGATCCATTTCATCTTCGTAATCGGCACACATGCGGAAACAACCGAATCCGCCCGTTACAGCATCATCAAATGCGTTATCACACGCTTCGCCACCGGATGTTTCCTGATAGTCAGCGCGGAATTTGCCGTTCATTTTTTCGGCTAACGCTTCCGATGCCTTGTCATCCTTCGGCCTGAATTTAACGCTGATGCGATTCTGTCGATACTCGCCAATGATGCGATCACATTCACGGGCAATCTTATTCAGTTCAAAACGCGGATAATGCTCAAACCTGCCTTCATCAAATGAGTAACCAGCGTTTGTGCTGCCTTCCCACTGTGCGCCGGACACCCGGACGAAACGCTGAGCCTCAATAATCTGCTCACGCATATCCTGCGTTGCTGACCAGGCATTATCAAAGTTGCACAGCACCTTGCGATGCCAGTCAGTCATCTTTTTTTCTGCCATATCAACCTACACCACAAGGAATTGAGTAACTGGAATAGTCGGGTTGCGCAGCCGACTCCGGGCAATGCATACACATCATCAGCGCATCAGCCAGGTTAGGAGATGGAATACCGAGCTTCTGCTTCATTTCGACCTTAGTCATAAGCTCCAGCTTCCCGTTGTTATTGAATTTGCGCTGAATCTGCGTCAGTTCTGCAAACAGCTTCTCCAGCATCTTCTCGCCTATCGCTTCTTTGTCGAAACTCAGCATGTCGTCAGGATCTGCATACTCCCCATGGACAACCGCCCGATATGTCAGATACAGCCTGTCAGCCAGTGCGTAATAGAATTGCGCTCGCTTATTGCGGAACACATCGCCAATAGTGCGAACGTTGTCACCCTGTACGACTTCATCAGCCCATGCCCCGGCCTGATAAGGCGCATCTTCATCGAATGGCGATTCGCTGCCCTTGAACATCGTGGCGGTTATTTTCTTGCCGGAGAACGCTTCCGTTGTCTGTCTGCGTAGCCCGGCACCAACACCATCACCATCCCACAGGTAGTGGTCAGCGCCGTCTTCAATCGCCAGCGAAGTAGCCCAGTCAGCACCCTCGTTGATGTCCATCAGCAGACCTTCGGCAATGCGCTTAACTACCGAACCGTGACGCGATGCATAACCTTTAGCATCTGGCCCTGTATCTGATGGGTCATGTGCAGAAACAACCGCGCCTTTCGCTTTCCATCCGAGTTTCTTGTGCGCATCGGTTTCGGCTTCAAGCCATTCACATTTGATGATTGCCATATCACTTGCGCTTACTGGCTCACCAAGCCAGATGTGACGATACAGTGTCGGGTTTCTGCGTTTACACTCTTCCATCTCCAGACGGAGAACTTCAGGAAAGTGCGGATTGTCGGTGTAGTTGACCGTCAGCAGGCAAATATCATCGGGAGGATTTACGACGAATCGCTGATAGGTATCGTCGAGGATGTTTTTCGGGTTGAAGCTCACCCATATTTCAGAGAACGGCTTACGGATGGTTGGGATCAGAATATCCCACGATTCCTTTGTTACCGCTTCCGCTTCTTCCACCCAGCAGATATCAATGCCTTCGAGCGATTTAATCTTCGTAGGGTTGTTTTTTATGCCGTAGAACATGAATTCAGCATTCGTTCCGAGATGACGAATCATTGAACGCTGAATTTCAAACTCAGCCGAATACCCTTCCCGCTCTATGGTGTCTTCAAGCAACCGGATTACCGAATCGCTGATACTGTTTTGCAGTTCACGAGCGCAGAGAATACGCACCGGCTGCCGACGCGCCGCTTCAACAAGCAGTCTCGCAATTGCCCATGACTTACCGCTACCTCGACCGCCTTTGGCGACTTTATAGCGATGCGCCTCAATGAACGGTTCAAAGATAGGATTAATCGAGGTCATTTCCCAAATAGAGTGCTCATCGGTGATGTTTCAATCTGGATTGCGCCGCCGTCTTTGCCTGTTAGCTCGTGATCAACCTTGTCGCGCCATTTATCCTTCTGTCGGTTCTTAAGCCAGAAAATGGCAGCTGTTGTATCCGGCGGGTAATACTTCTCAAGCGGAGTTTCGACAATTCTGTTTTCAATAACACGAATATCAATGTCTGGGGCCACGAAGCCCATAGCGCGTTGATAAAGACGGTCACTAACTTCTGCATCAGCGACGGCCTTACCCTTTTTTATGGACTCCGAAAACTCAGGATAATCAAGCTTCCACTTGTTAATAGTTGACTCACTGACTTCGAAGAAATCAGCAAGCTCTGCATCGGTGTAGCCCAGCAAGCACAGTTTGCGTGCCTGTTCGGCGTACGCCTCTTGATACTTTGTTGGGCGCGCCATGTTTATGCTCCGGTAGTGAACAGGTCTAACGCTTCCTTCGATTTACGCACCGCTTCGATAGTGCGGGTCGTGGTATCTGAATTAGCGCCGCCTGACTGGAAGTGAATTTTGAATAGCTCAAGCTTCAGTTCGTCAGTGCCAATGAACTGAAATGCTTCCTCTGCGGCTGCGTTCTGGTTCATGACCAGTTTGTAAATCTCTATCTGGAATTTCTGTTCTTCAGTCATGGGGGTAATCTCTGCCATTGTTGGCTCCGTTTATCCGTTAAAAGGGATATCAGTTAAGTTATCCCGTGTAAGGTATAAGCCATTGTCGAGACCACTCATTGAATGGTCTCTGCAATAACCGATGTCTTTCCATCAGTCCGCCACCACAAAGAATCTTTTTTGCCATAAGGCTGGAGGTTCATCTTTCAGTGGCTGCCAGTGTTATTTCCCCACTTTCTGGCTTGGGTTGCTTCGTGGTACTGCCGTAATGTACAAACTGGATTAACCTGCGAAATCACACCATTCCGGGCAAATACATTTGCACTTCATTTGCCGCTCTCTCACGTGCAACATGAAGCAATCTTTTTCGCCCACCAACGCCCCACTTAGCCATTTGGCTTGCGCACTGGCTTATCGCTTTGGTTTCAGTATTGATGATGTGATCGATTCTATTCAGACGGGACATTGCGCCAACGCCGAGACGGACAACCGTTTTGAAAACTTCATAAACTTCGATTTCAAATTCCGGCTTAATCCATGCTGCATATCTGATTGCCAGAAGTTCAACACCCCACACACCTGGTTCCGCACCACCTTTGATTATTTTAAGTGGTTGAATTTGTTCCAAAGTGCTTTTTTGCACTTTGGCCTCCAGTGCTTTTATGAAGCGTTTTATCTGCGCGCTACGCAAAAACTGGCTTGGGCGCTGTTGCTCTGTAGCCTCTCCATTTGCAACTGCTGCTGCATGGAGATCGTTTAAGTTGTAGCGTCCATCCTCATCAACACGAACGGACACACCATTGACAATAACTGTTGGGTACTTCATCAGTGGTTACCTTTTAGTGATGAACCTTGTCACACAGGATTCCGGCCCACAGAAAGGCACCGATCACCAAACCGGCATCCTCAAGGGTCATCCTGAAAGGTTCTGTGTTCAGAAGTCGCGCGTGTGAAGCGCGTTTGTTGCAGATATAAAAAAGCCCCGCGAATGCGAGGCTAAATCCTGGTGTTTGTGATGACAGGCTCTTATCTCAACGCAGCCCCTTACCGCGCGCCAGATGCTCAATATCAAGCATCAACAATGAGATATTTAATCTGGATTTACTCCAGAAGTGACCACCACCCTGTCTACAGAGCCAGATGTGAAGGATGATGAGTAAAATTATCGCTATCATCGAAGGCATTGCGTCCTGATATATTCCTGAAGCGTTCTCAGTGCTGTTTGGTCGCGGATAATTCCGTCTCGGACACCGAGAACGTTTCGTCCAGCAACTGGAGAGAGTTCGACGGTGGAATCATTGCCCATGCCGGAGGCGCCGGAGGTTTCGGCTGAGGATGGCACAGAGCATTTTCCTTTGACGAGCACCCGGCCACCATTATCAAGCTTGCGCCGAAGAGCATCATTTTCAGCTTTCGCATCAGCTAACTCCTTCGTGTATTTAGCATCAAGTGCATCAGCATCACGCTGGCGCTGCTGCATGTCAGTAATGGTGGCGGTCGCCTGCTTCAGCTCACTGACTTTTTTATCGCGCTGTTCTTTGTAGGCGATTGCATTATCACGGTAATGATTAACAGCCCATGACAGGCAGACGATGATGCAGATAACCAGAGCGGAGATAATCGCGGTGACTCTGCTCATACCTCAATCTCTCTGACCGTTCCGCCAGACTCTTTGAATTTTGCAATCAGGTTGTCAGCCTTATGCTCGAACTGACCATAACCAGCGCCCGGCAGTGAAGCCCAGATATTGCTGCAACGGTCGATAGCCTGACGGATATCACCGCGATCAATCATCGGCAAAGCGCCACGCTCTTTAATCTGCTGCAATGCCACAGCGTCCTGGCTTTTCGGAGAGAAGTCTTTCAGGCCAAGCTGCTTACGGTAAGCATCCCACCAACGGGAAAGAAGCTGGTAACGTCCTGCTGCTGTTGATTTGAGTTTTGGGTTTAGCGTGACAAGTTTGCGAGGGTGATCGGAGTAATCGGTAAATAGCTCTCCGCCAACAATGACGTCATAACCATGATTTCTGGTTTTCTGACGTCCGTTATCAGTTCCCTCTGACCACGCCAGCATATCGAGGAACGCCTTACGTTGATTATTGATTTCCACCATCTTCTACTCCGGCTTTTTTAGCAGCGAAGCGTTTGATAAGCGAACCAATCGAGTCAGTACCGATGTAGCCGATGAACACGCTCGTTATATAAGCGAGATTGCTACTTAGTCCGGCGAAGTCGAGAAGGTCACGAATGAACCAGGCGATAATGGCGCACATCGTTGCGTCGATTACTGTTTTTGTAAACGCACCGCCATTATATCTGCCGCGAAGGTACGCCATTGCAAACGCAAGGATTGCCCCGATGCCTTGTTCCTTTGCCGCGAGAATGGCGGCTAACAGGTCATGTTTTTCTGGCATCTTCATGTCTTACCCCCAATAAGGGGATTTGCTCTATTTAATTAGGAATAAGGTCGATTACTGATAGAACAAATCCAGGCTACTGTGTTTAGTAATCAGATTTGTTCGTGACCGATATGCACGGGCAAAACGGCAGGAGGTTGTTAGCGCAACTTCTTGCCACCCGCTTTCACGAAGGTCATGTGTAGAAGGCCGCAGCATAACTATCACTGATGAATTCAGGATAGCCAGTGGCTACGGCTCAGTTATGGTGCTGGTTAACGGACTTGAACCGCTACCCATTCGCTTACAAGGCGACTGCTCTACCATTGGAGCTAAACCAGCATATTTGGCGGGACAGCATGGGCTCGAACCACGATAAGAAGGTTAACAGCCTTCCGTAATGACCTTTATACGACTTACCCAAATAAAAAAAGCCACCGTTGCAACTTAAGAGTCACTAACGGCAGCTTACCTTCTAATTATGGCTAAATGGATAATTGCATGTCAAGGCTTTTAACAGCAACATGCTTAACTTTCTCAACACGTTTACGCATTTTGAAAGCATTTTGCATTGGCTGGTACAAAACAAATAACGACGCTTTCAGGATGTCGTCAATTTCGTTTCTACAGGTTGCCAGTGAAGGTTTTCTCCATCCCTCGCCACCACGTCCACACATCTTGCGTGGCTTTGCAGTCGCGTGATAGTAGGATGCAATTGCTCGCTTAGATGAACCATGAGCGTAGTAGCTGAGGAGGATGCCAAAGGCTTTCTTGTCAATGCACATGACGGAATCGACGACCTGAGAAATCAACATTCCATCATCATCATTGCACATTGGCCTTGTCATAACTCTTCCCGGCTCTACGCTCTCCATGAACTTCGCTATTACGCTGCTCATGCGCTTTTCCAGACGACCTGAATAAACCCATGCGCCCCACAGTTCAAGCCAGCCATTCAGCCACTCGTGCTGCTCTTTGGTGAGGTTTAGTTCTCTTATTCCCATGCGCCTTCTCCCTGTACCTGAATCAATGTGAGATTTCCGCAGAACACTGCGCCGGTATCGATATACATCTGGTTGGAAAACTTGAGTGGTTTCACTGCTGGCGTATGACCAAAGATGAACGTGTCCGCTCCTTTGATTTCTTTCACGATTCCGTCTTGTGAGTTGCTGATTCGTTCGCGGTTCCAGATTACCTGCTGATGATCAACTGGCTTTCCAAACTCGTATTCGTCACAAGGATAATCGGCGTGGCAGATGACATATTTTTTACCTTTACTCACCAGTTCGATGATTAACGGAAGTTCATCTGCTTTATGGGCAAGAGCTTTAGCCAGAATTTCTTTGTCGTAATCGAGATTAAAGAACCAGCCACCGCCATTAAGCAGCCAGTGATTGACGTTTCCGCGTTCTGATAAGCCATCAATCATCATTTGCTCATGGTTTCCACGTACAGCTCTGAACCAGGGGAATGTGATTAATTCCAGGCATTCAACGTTCTCTGTACCGCGATCGGCCAAATCGCCAACCGAGATAAGCAGGTCTTTTTTGGTGTCGAATCCTATCGTCTCCAGTTTTTTCATCAGGTTCGTGTAGCATCCGTGCAGATCGCCAACTACCCAAATATTTCGGTATTTGCTGCCATCAATTCTTTCGTAATAGCGCATCTCTTTCACTCCATCCGCGATGAACCATGAGAACGTCGTTGACGATGGCGTGCATTTTCCCGTCTTTATCATCAACGTATTTTCTGACCGTACCGCGACTACATTTCAGTCTGCGTGCTACTTCTGTCTGGTTTCCGTATGCTTCAACGAGCATGTCTGGAATGGTTTTTACTGAGAACGTCATGCAGCCTCACTTCTGCTATTTCGCAGGTCTTTGAGTTTCTGTTGGTACTCTGCCTTGATCGCCTTGCACTCTTCGATAGTCCAGCGATGACGGTTATGGTTTGATTCGATTTCGTCTACTGCTTCCTGCCCGATGCGGCTAATCAGTTCGACGCGATACGGAACGAGATTTCCGCTTTTGTGCTGGTTGCACACCACGCATTGCTTGTGAATATTGCGTTCATCAAATCGGAGTTGAGGTGCCGCAGCAGTTGTCCGGTAATGTCCGGCATCCCACTGAGCAGACGTGAGCGTTCCGCACGAGATACATGGTAAGTCGCGGTCTCTTTCTCTGATGAAGGCGTTTACGGCTTGTTGGGCTTGTTTAATCCAGTAACTGCGGGGCTTTAAGGCGAGTTTTCGAATCTTAAGTTTATCTTTCTGTTTCTGCTCCTCTCGTCGTCGTTTCTTCTCTGCTGCTTTTTCCGCTTTTTCGCGTTCTTTACTTCGTCGTTCGAGTGCTATCTTGGTTCCACACTCTGGAGAGCACCACCACTGATTAGCGAATGCAGGGTGAAACCATTCCCGACATTCATTGTTTTTACATCGTCTTCGCGCTGGTTTAGCCATCGTCTTCTTCCTCGTACATTGAGCTATTCGGATCGCTCATCAGTTCTGCGCAGCAATCGGCGCACACGTGAACTTCCAGCACGTGCAGCTTCTGACCGCAGTTAGCGCACGTTAAAGCCCGCTCGACGCTTTCTTTCTGGTATTGAAGAGATTGGGATGGACTAAGCATGGCTTTCACCATTAAAAAGTCGCTTGTAAGCATCAATGTCTCGTTTTGCTTCACCAAGCTTTCGTCTTAATTCCATGTTTTCTGATTCAAGCTTTTCCATGTCTTGCTGGTATCGATCGCGGTGTTCTTTCCATGCTTTTCGATACGCCTTCATGTATGTCGTATTGGCCTTTCTCTTTGCCTGACGAACTGCGTGGTGGTTTTTCACAAACCAGTCAGGGTCGTTAAATGCTGCTCTGGCGCATGTATACCAATAATTTGTTGCCTCCCTGTTTAGCCAATAAATACTGATAAATGGCAACCGGATAGACACCATTTTTCGTTGTGACTCTTTCTCACCAAACATGTGCCCTTTTTTGATGCTAAGGCCAAATCTAGGTTGAATTAAAAGCATTGTCATTTCCTCGCGCGTTCTCTAAGCCACCGGATATCCCACAGGTGAGCCGTGTAGTTGAAGGTTTTTACGTCAGATTCTTTTGGGATTTGCTTGCGTTTATTTCTGGAGCGTTTCGTTGGAAGGTATTTGCAGTTTTCGCAGATGATGTCGGTGATACTTCGTCGCTGTCGTCTCATGCTGCCCTGTCTCCCCATCGCGCTTTCCACTCCAGAGCCAGTCGCGCTTCGTCTGACCACTTAACGCCACGCTCTGTACCGAATGCCTGTATAAGCTCTAATAGCTCCGCAAATTCGCCTACACGCATCCTGCTGGTTGACTGGCCTATTACCACAAAGCCATTCCCGGCAAGGTTAGGAACAACATCCTGCTGCTTTAATGCTGCGGTAAACACACACTTCCAGCTTTCTGCATCCAGCCAGCGACCATGCCATTCAACCTGACGAGAGACGTCACCAAGGCAAGCCCAAAGCTTTCGGTTTTGGTCTAAGCTACGGTTTCGTTCCTGGATGGTCACTACGATTGGTTTGGTTGGGTCTGGAAGGATTTGCTGGATAGCTTGAATGGCGTTCTGCTGATGGATGGTGCTTCTTAGTTCAAACGTTAGTTTCCTCACCATTTACGCTCCTGTAATCGTCAAGTGCAGCTGCAATAGTCCCTATCGGGTCATGGTCTTGCCCGATAATCTCATTTACGTTTTCATCTTCTTCCACACCGAAAAAGAATCGCAGGGCTAACATGATTTCTTCGTATGCGCTCATACTCACTCCTTCACTTTGACTCCAGCAGCGCGGATGGCGCTCTGCACCTCGCTTACATACAGATATGGGGTTCGCCCACTATGCATGGTAAAGCTTTCAGGCAACTCAATTTCAATAGCTGCTCGCGATGCCTGCCACGTTTGCCAGTGGCCTTGAACATCGTCCATCACGTATTGACCACCAATATCACCACTGCCAATTTCATGGTGATTTTCAGGGTAACGGATAAGGTATGAAGATTCGCCTCCACGTCGCAACCAACTTTCTTCAAACTGCTTTCTTGATTCGTCCATATTCCTCTCCATCACTCGTCAATGAAAATCAGGCCTTTCGGACAGGAGTCCCAGAAGTTACCTTTGCGTTCTGTCATCGTGTACCAGAGCCCGGGATTCATTCGTCCTGTCACTCTTTTCTGTTTCACGAAGTAGGCATCGCGGCGCGGGTTGTCTTCACCGGCCACAAGGTTTCGCATTTTGTCCCCAAACTGAGGCTTTCGTCCTGCGTTAATCGCTGCCGCCTTTTCGTGAATTTCTAAAATGTGCGGATATGTCATAATTCCTCTCCATCAGCGTGCTGGGGTGTTAAGCGTCGTCGCCCTGAACCATCACGTACTGACCGCATGAGTCGCAGCAGTACTCATTCATGCTTCTTCCATCATCTGTCCAGTTATCGCTTCCGCATTTGTTGCAAAGGAGTTTTCTAAACTGCGGCGGAGTTATTCTTACCTTTCCGAAATTAGTTACCCATTGAGTTGCATCGTCGAATCTATAACTATTAACTTTCATTTTTCTGTGCCCCCAAATAGACCTATATTTTAAATAAAGGTCAGGAGACATAATCGGCTCGCTCACACTCTCACCTCTCGCTTCCGATCCAATAAAAAAGGGCTACTGTGTAAATAGCCCCTGTTATTAGCTCAGTGATGTAGATGGTCATCAGAATCCTCCTTTCTTCTTGGATTGCGGTTCCTCGCGTTCACGGCGGCGCATTTCAGCGGACTGTTGGTCTGTGTCATAAATAGCGCCATTTGCCTGAATGCAATACACCGTGCCGGTATTGCCATGACGATTGAGACGAAGGATTAGTTCAGTTTCACCAGGTGGAACACTGTCATCAAAAGCGCCTTCACGATGGATCCCGACCCAATAATCGCAATCCTGTTCAATCTGCCCTGTATCTCGTGAGTCACTTGGTAATGGGCGTTTATTGGTTCGGCTTTCCAGTGCGCGGTTAAGCTGTGTCAGAAGCACAACAACGCAATCAAGCTCTTTGGCAAGGTTCTTCAGTCCTTTGGTGATCATGCCGTAAGCAAGGTCGTTGCGATCGGCCTTCTCAGCGGTCATTAGTGTCAGGTAATCGACCAGAATCATGCCAACACATCCTTTTTCTCGCTTGATTCGACGGCTTTCGCTGACGATTTGAGTCAGAGATAATCCCGGCGTGTCGTCGATGTAAAGCATGTCGATTTCACTCAAGCGATTTGCTGTTTCTATCGCCCTGTTGAAGTCACCATCGTAATCACCCTGATAGCCGTCATCAGCGTCATTTGTCGCCGGAAGGTAAAAAATATTCGGATTAACACCAGACTTCTGCCCTACCAGTTTTTCCAGTATCTGATCACCTGGCATTTCAAGGCTGAACATCAGAGCGGGCTTTTTCTCATGCACTGCGCAGTTGATTGCCATCTGGCTGTATAGCGTCGTTTTCCCCATCTTAGGGCGAGCGCCAATGACAAACAGAGAGCCTTTCACCAGACCTTTCGGTGACAGCATCCTGTCCAGCGATGGGATCCCTGTGCTCATTCCTCGTTGTTCGCCTGACGGGTCAAATCGCTTCTCAAGGTCGCTAACCCAGTCTTCCATGACCTCACCAAATGAGCGAAGGCCGCGACGCGATCCGGTTTTTGCATGGTCTGTCAGTTGCGTGAAAATCGCCTGAATAGCTTCGTACTTCTGCATTGCAGTCATTCCGTTGCGGGAATAGAGCAATTCCGTCGCTTCAGTCATGCGGTTGATGGCGTAGCGTTCCATTGCGGTTTCACGAACCTGCATTGCATAGGCAACGATGTTTGCTGCGCTTGGAGTGTTCTTTGCGATCTCAGCGATATAAGCAAAACCGCCAACAGACGCCGTTAACGATTTACGCTCCAGTTCATCGAAAAGCGTCAGGCCATCTACCGGCTTTTGCTCCCGGTGCATTCTGGTTATTTCTTCGAAAAGGATTTTGTGTGGTCGGCTGTAAAATGAATCGGGCTTCAGCATCGCCAGAACTTTCTGGACGCGCTCACTGCTGTCATCATCCAGAAGCAATCCACCAATCACCGCCTGCTCTGCCTCGATGCTATGGGGCGGCGCATAAAAATTATCGGTCATCGTGTTCACCCTCACGAACTTTCAGGTAGGTATTATCGTTAAGCAGGAAATCAAATCCCTTTTTGTGCCAGACGGTTCCGCGCTGATGGTTTGGGCGCTCTTCGAACATCCATCGGCAATTTTCGCCTACGTAGCTCAAATAATTTCTCCAGTCCTGCACCGTGAACCCATGCCCGTCAAGCTGGCGGGTTATCACTCCGGCTTTGCGCCAGAACGTTCGGATCTGGTTTTTACGCTTGTCATTCAGTGCGCGGATTCTTGGCGCTTCAGGAAGGATTTCGTGGTAAGCATCGACAACATCCTGACAGCTGACGGAAGGTTTTTTCTTGTCAGACTTTTTGTCTGCTGCGGTACTCTCTAATACGTCAGTATTAGAGATAATATTATTATATTCTTTATCTGTGGTAATTTGCTGGTAATCTGCTGGTACAGTATTGCTTGCAGGCATTGGTATTGCTGGCTTTGAGGTGGTGATTTGCTGGTAATCTGCTGGTACAAAATTTGACTGATAATCGTCATATTTCTCTACCGAGAAAACTGAGAATTTACCGTGTGAAACCCAGTCAATCATGCCGAGTTTTTTGAACTTTCTAAGCAGGTACTGAACGCGATCTGGTTTGAGTCCTGTTTCAAACGCCAGAGAGTTTCTACCGCCAAGTAGCTTCCCTCTGCCTACCAGAATTTCTCCTGCGTCAGTCATTACATACTCAGGCGTATGCTTTGCTTTGAGGATTAAGTGAACCCACAGATGCGCAGCTTCTGCGTCCTTGTAAAACGGCACATCCATAATTTTACGGTGCAGCAAGGCATACCCCTTACCGCTGCTTTGATGCGGTTGTTGTAGCCTTCTGGCCTCTCTGGCTTCGGCTAGATTAGATATGTTACTCATGACCTTTCTCCTTCTGCATCAGCTTCACTTTTTCCAACTCAGCCCGGAATCGACCAGGCTGCTTGAAGCTGGACAGGAAGCGATCACGTAGTATGTGTTTGTGAATTTTGTCCTGGTAAGGACTGAGTTGTTTTGTCATAATGACTCCTGTGGATTGATCCAGTAATGACCTCAGAATTCCATCTGGATTTGTTCAGAACGCTCGGTTGCCGCCGGGCGTTTTTTATTGGTGAGAATCGAAGCAACTTGTCGTGCCAATCGAGCCATGTCGTCGTCAACGACACCCCATTCAAGAACAGCAAGCAGCATTGAGAACTTTGGAATCCAATCCCTCTTCCACCTGCTGATCTGCGACTTATCAACTCCCACAGCTTCCGCTGTCTTCTCAGTTCCAAGCATTGCGATTTTGTTAAGCAACGCACTCTCGATTCGTAGAGCCTCGTTGCGTTTGTTTGCACGAACCATATGTAAGTATTTCCTTAGATAACAATTGATTGAATGTATGCAAATAAATGCATACACCATAGGTGTGGTTTAATTTGATGCCCTTTTTCAGGGCTGGGATGTGTAAGAGCGGGAATGTCTTAAGCGGCTTTGTGTTCCGGCGGGAACACGTCATCAAGACTGACTTTTGCGCCTAACTTGTTTAGGCACTCAACAAGAGCACGGCATGTTTTAAGGTCTGGGAAGCGACGACCAGATTCCCAATGTCCGATAGCTCCCTGTGTGCATCCAACTGCCTTAGCAAGTGTTGTTTGAGAGATATTCAGTGACTCTCGATATTTTCGTAGGTTGCTCATATGCCCTCCATAGTAACCATGAAACAATAATACGATATGTACTTTTAGAATGCAAACAAAAAATACATCTTGTGCATGGATGGTTTTAGTACAGAGCGTAATAATAAGGGTATGAAAATGAAATGGTATGAACTGGCTAGATCCAGAATGAAAGAGCTAGGCATAACTCAAGAGAAGTTAGCTGAAGAGCTTGGTATGACGCAGGGTGGAATTGGTCACTGGTTGCGCGGATCTCGTCATCCATCTCTTGACGAGATTGGTGTGGTGTTTAAATACCTTGGTATTGATAACGTCTCATTCAACCACGACGGTACATTTTCACCTGTTGGCGAATACTCATCTGCCCCCGTTAAAAAACAATATGAGTACCCTGTTTTTTCTCATGTTCAGGCCGGGATGTTCTCGCCTGAGCTTAGAACCTTTACCAAAGGTGATGCGGAGAGATGGGTCAGCACAACCAAAAAAGCCAGTGATTGTGCGTTCTGGCTTGAAGTTGAAGGTAATTCCATGACCGCGCCAACAGGATCCAAGCCAAGCTTTCCTGACGGGATGTTAATTCTCGTTGACCCTGAGCAGGCTGTTGAGCCAGGTGATTTCTGCATAGCCAGACTTGGTGGTGACGAGTTTACCTTCAAGAAACTGATCAGGGATAGCGGTCAGGTGTTCCTACAGCCACTAAACCCGCAATATCCAATGATTCCATGCAATGATAGCTGTTCCGTAGTAGGGAAAGTTATCGCCAGCCAGTGGCCTGAAGAGACATTTAGTTAACAGCCTCACAACTCTAAAATACACAACAATAACCCGACCTTAGCGTCGGGTTTTCTTTTTCCAAAATATAAACCCATTAAATACAAAGCGTTATAAAAAACTAATTATATTTAGAACATTTTGTATTGACTCAATAAAGTACAAATCGTACTATTTAGCCATCAGCAGGACGCACTAACCACCATTGAAGGTGAGGCTCTTAAAAATTTAGCCCTGAAGAAGGGCAGCATTCAAAGCAGAAAGCTTTGGGGTGTGGTGAAGGGTTCATGGATGGGAATATGTCGCACGTAAAGCGGCGAGGCCTGCGGAACTATTGCCGAATTGAAGTCGGCCGAAGCAGGTCGAAATGGGTCTCCCACCTACCACACCACCAAAGCTAACTGACAGGAGAATCCAGATGGATGCACAAGCACGCCGCCGCGAACGTCGCGCAGAGAAACAGGCTCAATGGAAAGCAGCAAATCCCCTGTTGGTTGGGGTAAGTGCAAAACCAGTTAACCGCCCAATTCTCTCGCTGAATCGCAAACCGAAATCACGAGTAGAAAGCGCACTGAATCCGATAGACCTTACAGTGCTGGCTGAATACCACGAACAGATTGAAAGCAACCTGCAACGTATTGAACGCAAGAATCAGCGCACATGGTACAGCAAGCCACGCAGTGAAATGGGTGTGACCTGTTCAGGCCGCCAGAAGCAACGCGGAAAATCAATTCCAGCTTATTACGATTGAGGTGAGATATGGAAGAACAAGCAAACAAGATTCTCGTAGAACTACTGCAAAAAGCCAGCAATGGAATAGACGCGGCTGTTTCATTCAGCCAAGCGCAGATTCCTGATGTTGTTCATCAGTTGCTGCTATGGAATATGGTTGACAGTCTGATTAAAACATTAATAGCCATTCTAACAATCCCACTGGTTTTCTGGTTTATGAAGAAGCAGTGCCAAAGAGTTGAGACAGGTAAAATCGGTGATGAAGGATACTCATGGGAGAGGGGAAATCCCAAATACAGGCCGACAATGGTTTGGGATAGCAAAGGAGATATTAACCTTCTTATCATGCCATTGGTTGGAGTTTTGACTCTGTGGGGGATTTTTATTATTGGTGTAGTAACCAATATGACTTGGTTAAAAATTTGGCTGGCCCCAAAGCTTTACCTTATCGAATATGCAGCATCATTGGTTAAGTAATTTCAGGCCGCATAGTCGGCCTTTATTTTTGGCATAAACAATATGGGGTAAAAATGAAAGTTTTAATGGTTTATGAAAATGTTCCAGAGTCGACTGAAATCTATATTTTTGATGCCAATGAAGATGAAGTTAACGATTTGAAATTGTCTCACGGCAATTACACAAATGCTAATTGTGATGAAAGTATCGAAAAAGCACTATCGCGTGTTCTTGTCAGAATTAGTGATCCAGAACATTGTGATGATGATTGGCTTTCTTATTGTGGAGCGGTAAAAACTGATGCAGGAAAATGGAGTAAAAGTAAAGTTGATAACTCAACTCCAATCATTATGAAAGATAGTGATATTGAAATGGTAATAATAACCGGAATGATTATGTAGGCTGAGAATAAGCACTGTGTATTCATTCCAACGAGTGAATACACGGAGCAATGTCGCTCGTAACCAAACAGGAGCCGACTTGTTCTGATTATTGGAAATCTTCTTTGCCCTCCAGTGTGAGGGCCTTTTTATATGCATACCAATAACGCTTCACTTGAGGCGTTTTCGTTATGCAATCAAACAGAAGGAGCATCCTATGCAACAGTTCGCTATTGCAGGGGCGGCATCGGTTCGCCCTTTCAACCCGATTTTATCGGTACAGCATTCACGAAAAAACATTTTAACCGGAGCAGACTTTAAACAACCTCGCGTTAAGAGCTTGCTGGATCGTCTTGTTGAGTTTCTGAATCAAAAGGTACAGCCATGAAAAAACCAACTTACGAAGAACTGGAAGAAGCCCTGAAAGAACTTAGAAGAATGGCTTTCGCCCGACGCACTAACTCTCACAACTGCGGCCCATTTCAGTACTCTGATTTATGCGAGGACATCATTGAGGTAACTCAACTGATTAAGGTCGTTAAGCAATGAGCATTGCGGATACATGGTCAGACGAAGAATTCATTCGTCAGATGAACAAAATGCTCAATCAGCACAAAGAACAGGAGAAAGATGATGATTCTGACTCTGAATGATAAGCGTGAAATATCGCAAATAATCGCAAGTTTTACTGATGAAGATTACGAGCGAATCAACAGTGAAGTTGATCGCCTCTGCAAACGTTGCGACCCAATAAGCGAAATGCTTCGCTTATATAAACCAGATGAACACACTAAGGACGCTATCGACTGGCTGGAAGATGATGACTGTAACTATCAGGAAAAAGCCGCTGAATGGTTCTGGGATGCAATAACCGAAAGAGTTAAGGCTGAATATGCCTTCGCAATATTCAAACGCAGACATATTTATGGAGAAGCTGCATGAGCAATATCGTTGAATTCGTTAAACAGCAGGAGCAGTTATTCTGCGGAGCATTGACTGAACAGACGGTGACATGGGCTAAGGAAAGCCAGTTTGCAATTCAGTATTTCCAGAAAAACGATTACCTGGCTAAAACAGCACTGGCAAATCCAACCAGCGCACAGAACGCCATCATCAATGTTGCGGCGATCGGCATCACCTTAAACCCGGCCAGCAAACTGGCTTATCTGGTTCCTCGCGACGGCATGGTGTGCCTTGATATCAGTTACATGGGATTACTTCATCTTGCGCAATCGACAGGATCAATTAAGTGGGGGCAATGCAAACTGGTGTACTCAAACGACACCTATGAATCAAATGGCCTTGATTCAGCACCAACCCACAAATACAACGCATTTGGTGAGCGAGGCTCTATTGTTGGAGGTTATTGCACGGTTAAAACAGCAGATGGTGACTACCTGACTGAAGAAATGAGTCTGGCAGAAATTAAAGCTGTGGAAGCAACGAGCAAGGCTAAGAATGGACCGTGGAAGACATTCTGGGAAGAGATGGCGCGTAAAACCATAGTTAAACGCGCCAGCAAATACTGGCCTAAAGCCCAGCGACTGGATAATGCCATTCACCTGCTTAACGAAGATGAAGGTATGCATCAGGAACCAGTTATGCCGCACAAATCAGAGGAAGATATCCGCGAAGATGAACGGAAACGCCAGCAGGAAATAACTGATAAAGCACAACTTCTTTGTGATGAAATGGCTCAGGCTGAAAACATGGATGATTTGAAGAGATATTTTGCAGAAGCATATCGCCTGACATCTGGAATGAAATTGCAGCAGAACATACAAGCCATTTACATAGAATGCAAAGCGAAACTGGAGGTTGCCAGTGAGCAAACTATATGAAATAGCCAATGAATACGCAAAATTGATGGATTCAGATTTAGAGCCAGAGATGATTGCTGACACAATAGAAGGCATGGAAGGAGAATTTACCGATAAAATAGAGCAACTTCTCGCCATTATTAAAAATGAATCTGGTTATGCTGAACGCCTCAAGGAAGAGGCAAAGTCACTAAATGAACGAGCAGCAGTAATTCAAAATAAGATTGATAGCATTATGGCGTATATAGCGTCATCGCTTGAAATGGTTGGCAAGAAAAAGATTAGAGCAGGTATTCACCAGGTAACAATCCGCAAACCGTCAGAAACTGTAGAAATCATCGACTCAAGCGCCATTCCTCCTGAATACGTTGAGTTCGAAACGACAATTAAAGCCGACAAACTGGCAATCAAACACCAACTAAAAGCAGGAATAAATATCCCAGGTGCTCAACTCAAAGTTGGGAAACCTTCACTTCTTATCAAATAACGGTATCGCCTATGAAAAAGACTCCATGGGAGAAATGGGAAGTCGATTTCTTGCGCGAGGTAGCGGCGACAATGCCAGTTGAAGTTATCGCAGAAAAACTGGAAAGGACTGAAAAAGCAGTAATGGCGAAAGCAACAAGGATTGGCGCTGACATTGTTAGCCGACTTCGTGGAAGACGCTGGACAAGAGCCGAAGTATCACTTTTCGGTAAGTTCTCCGCAGAAGAAATAGCAATTGCAACCTGCCGCTCAATTTATTCAGTAAGAGCTATGCGATACAAGCTAAAAAAACTCGATGAAGAAAGAGCAGGCATACGAATAAATTAACAAAGAGGAATTTACCATGAGAGGACTTGCATACAATCCCGGCATTCTTCCGGCAGAAATGATTATTCGCCAACGCGTAAAGCCAATGCCATCGAGAGAGGAATTGCTTAAGAGAAATTCTTTTCCATCAGTGAATCAAAACAAATATCTGAATGCGATGTGGCGGAGTGGGAAGAAATGAAACAAATGTCACTAATTGAGATGGATGGATTTCTGAAAGGTAAATGCATCCCACGAGATTTAAAGGTTAACGAAACAAACGCTGAATATCTTGTCCGTAAGTTCGGTGAACTTGAATCAAAACTGGAAACGGCGTTGCGGGAGTGTCGTTCTGCTGGAATCACGATTGATAACCTTGAGGCCAAGTGCGCGGCGCTGGCGGCGGAGAATGCGGGAATAAAGTCTGCAATTCCAGAATCACGGGATATTGAGGATGACAATGACAATATGGATGACGTATCTCTCGCGGAAGACTTCGGGTTCAATCATGCAATAGAACGGATGAGGAGACAGATACCTGAAACGCCAACCACTGATGCTTTCCTGGCTGAAGTCCGGGCGCAGGGGGTGGATGCTGCTATAGAAGCTGCAAAAAATCTGGTGGCCCAAGAATATGAGTATAAGGATTTCAAAGCGGCGCAGAGTGATTGCTGTATGCACCCTGGTTCAGACCTGGTAGGGAAGGTTGAAATGACTGAGTGGTTAGTTGACTTTGCTGCCCAGCTTCGCAAAGGAGGCAGCCAGTGAGCAAGATTGATTATCAGGCACTGCGTGAGTTAGCAAAACAGGCAACACAAGGAGAATGGGTTGCATTTATTTCGACGGGTACTGGTACGTATGCGGTGCATACGCCCGGTGATAAACGATGTGAAGACGTTATCAAATGGACCGGCTTTGATGGACAGAAAAACGCAGAGAACAACGCTCGTTATATCGCAGCTTTCAACCCTGAAGTAGTACAGGCACTGCTGGATGAGAACGAAAGCATGTGCCGCGACCTCATTGCTCGCAATGGTGAGATTGAAGGGCTTCGAAAACTGGTTGCTGAGCTTGAAGAGACAAAATCAAAACTCAACGAGCAGCGTGAATATTATGAAGGTGTTATCTCGGATGGGAGTAAGCGTATTGCTGAACTGGAGAAAAGCGAAGAGCAGCTCATTAACGAGCGTGACCATGCTGAGTCTGCTTTAGCTGATATGTATTTTGCAGCAACCGGGGATAGGCCGGAGTGGAGTAACTGTTTCAGTTTTTCAGATGCCGTCGATGCCGTGGTTGACAGAATTGCTGATTTAGAAGCTAAACAGCCATCGCCAGTAGTGCCGGATAATACATCAGAGTCTCTTGCTTATGCTTACAAAGAGCTTACGCCTGAGATTATGCGCGGTCATATCGCTGTATTCGAGCGATATGGAATAGCCCCAAACGATAGCTCCACCACAATTCAGGCACTGCGAATCGCGCTGGATGGCATAGAGCGGAGCGACGCCATGCTTCATGGTGCCGAACCTGTAAGCCAAACTTACAAGTTGAACCAGCTATCGGGCAACTCTCCGGTAACTCCGGATGGTTGGATAAGCTGTAGTGAGCGAATGCCAGAAATGGGAGAGCGACAATGCTATGTGTTAGCGGCTGACTTTAAAAACAACTACCCACCAAACATCCCCAACACTCAGGTCGGCGTATATGGCGACTGGTTTAATGATGGCAATCCCACTTGGGATGACGGTGATGGCGAAGACCTGTATCTCAAAGAGGTAACCCACTGGATGCCGCTACCAGAACCGCCGCAGGAGGTTAACCGTGGCTAACCTGCAACTGGCAGTTAACGGTGAATATTTCGACCAGATGAAGTCAGGCGAGAAAACGGAAGAGTATCGCCTGTGTAATGACTACTGGAATAAGCGCCTCGTTAACCGTAAGTATGACCGCCTGATTATCACAAAGGGATATCCGAAGCGCGACGATTCCAGCCGCAGAATTGACGTCCCGTATGACGGATATGAAATCAAGACAATCACACATCCGCACTTCGGCGATAAACCGGTAAAGGTGTTCGCGATAAAGGTGAATATCGGCAATGAATAACAATCCTCGCATTCGCGGGGATTTCTTTTATCTGAACTCGCTACGGCGAGTTTTGTTTTATGGAGATGATAAATGCACTTCCGAGTCACAGGAGAATGGAATGGAGAGCCATTCAACAGAGTTATCGAAGCAGAGAACATCAACGACTGCTATGACCACTGGATGCTATGGGCACAGATAGCACATGCAGACGTAACCAATATTCGAATTGAAGAACTGAAAGAACACCAAGCCGCCTGATGGCGGTTTTTTATTGGAGACAAGAAATGTCAGATTTGGCTATGAAGGTTTTGAAATGGCAATCGACTGGCGATGTCGGCATCAGTAGCGCAACTCTTGCCTCAATCGCATGTGGACTGAAAAAGAATATCTATGGTCATAGCTTCGGTGCTCCACATGACGCAGCCGATTTCAGACGATGCGTTGCACTTGTTGAGCAGATTCCAGAAATCAGAGATTCATTCGACAAGGTTGCAAAGCGCGTTCCGGCATTCAAAGGAATCCTCAACGAATGGGATTCACTCGTTGCTCTGTTGAAGTCTGAAATGAAGACGTACGGGAACAAAGCACCAGAGACTTACAGAAGAATCAGCGAGCTACGCAAGGACTAACCCGCCTCACACTCGATGAGGCATTTTCATTTATCAAGATATCCAGACCTACCATCGCCGCATCAATACGGTTTTTTTATTACCTGATTTGCAGGTTCGATTCCATATTCGGAGATAGCACTCATGCAACACGAACTACAACCTGATTCACTGGTTGATTTGAAATTCATCATGGCTGATACTGGCTTTGGTAAAACCTTCATCTATGACCGGATTAAGTCCGGCGACCTGCCAAAAGCCAAAGTTATCCACGGGCGAGCAAGATGGTTATATCGTGACCATTGTGAATTCAAAAATAAGCTCTTAAGCCGCGCCAATGGGTAAAATAGCGGGTAAAATATTTCTCACATCTAAAAAACACCATTCCAATCAATCCCCTGTCGCTTCAAGTAGATGTCTGCAGGGGACACCAGATACCCTTCAAACCAAATCTACCTTCACCCCGTAAAAGATGGGTTTGGCAGCACACTTGCCCTATATCTACTCATTTTTACTGCAACAGGTTGAAATCTCAGCACTGTCAGAAAGCGCTGATGACTAAACAGCCCTGGGCCGGGCGATGTAACCATCATACAGAATCCTGATAGCGAAATATGGCGTGACTCGATACTTCACTCTGCAATGCATTCCTTGATGAATTCGCAGGCCCGTGATACACGGGACACGTCGCTGAATGACGACAATGTCCTGGAAATCAGCGAACCGCGTATCCGGAGTACATTTGAGCGACTGTACCAGAACATGAATGAGGCGTTTGGATTAGGTGATTATTAGCAGGGGTAAGCATTTTTGTATTATTATTTTCCGGTTGAGGGATATGGAGATATCGACAACAACCGGAAAAAGTTTACGTCTATATTGCTGAAGGTACAGGCGTTTCCATAACTATTTGCTCGCGTTTTTTACTCAGGAAGAAAATGCCAAATAGCAACATCAGGCAGACAATACCCGAAATTGCGAAGAAAACTGTCTGGTAGCCTGCGTGGTCAAAGAGTATCCCAGTCGGCGTTGAAAGCAGCACAATCCCAAGCGAACTGGCAATTTGAAAACCAATCAGAAAGATCGTCGACGACAGGCGCTTATCAAAGTTTGCCACGCTGTATTTGAAGACGGATATGACACAAAGTGGAACCTCAATGGCATGTAACAGCTTCACTAATGAAATAATCCAGGGGTTAACGAACAGCGCGCAGGAAAGGATACGCAACGCCATAATCACAACACCGATAAGTAATGCATTTTTTGGCCCTACCCGATTCACAAAGAAAGGAATAATCGCCATGCACAGCGCTTCGAGTACCACCTGGAATGAGTTGAGATAACCATACAGGCGCGTTCCTACATCGTGTGATTCGAATAAACCTGCATAAAAGACAGGAAAGAGTTGTTGATCAAAAATGTTATAGAAAGACCACGTCCCCACAATAAATATGACAAAAACCCAGAAGTTTCGATCCTTGAAAACTGCGATAAAATCCTCTTTTTTTACCCCTCCCGCATCCGCCGCTATGCACTGGTGATCCTTATCTTTAAAACGCATGTTGATCATCATAAATACAGCGCCAAATAGCGAGACCAACCAGAAGTTGATATGGGGACTGATACTAAAAAATATACCAGCAAAGAACGCGCCAATAGCATAGCCAAAAGATCCCCAGGCGCGCGCTGTTCCATATTCGAAATGAAAATTTCGCGCCATTTTTTCGGTGAAGCTGTCAAGCAAACCGCATCCCGCCAGATACCCCAGGCCAAAAAAGAGCGCCCCCAGAATTAGACCTACAGAAAAATTGCTTTGCAGTAACGGTTCATAAACGTAAATCATAAACGGTCCGGTCAAGACCAGAATGAAACTCATACACCAGATGAGCGGTTTCTTCAGACCGAGTTTATCCTGAACGATGCCGTAGAACATCATAAATAGAATGCTGGTAAACTGGTTGACCGAATAAAGTGTACCTAATTCCGTCCCTGTTAATCCTAGATGTCCTTTCAGCCAAATAGCGTATAACGACCACCACAGCGACCAGGAAATAAAAAAGAGAAATGAGTAACTGGATGCAAAACGATAGTACGCATTTCTGAATGGAATATTCAGTGCCAT